GGTGTCGACGGCGCGCGGCGGGGCGCCGCCGGGGTGGGTCGAGGTCGGGCTGGCTGGTCGCGTGCGTGGCGTTCTCGGGTTGTGCCGCCACAGGATCGGCCACACGCCCGCGCGCGGCACGCAAGCGCATAGTGCGATGAATTCACTACAAGGAGTAAATGCGTCTCAACCGAGATTGACGCCACGCGAGCGTAAAAAAGCCGCCCGAGTGGGCGGCAAGGCAGCGGCAGCGAGTTAGGGTCAGCGGCTGGGATCGCCAGGCGTCTTGGCGCCACCATCCAGCGAGTATTCCCGAAAGCGGATCACCTTCTCGCCGATGATGTCGTTGATCTCTTCGAAGACGGCTTGCAGCGGCTCGAGTTCGTTGGTGACGAACACCCTTGCCGCCTTCTCGACGTCGCCGAAGCCACCGACGTTGTTGGGCATCACGCCCATCAGCTGGGGCGGGACGCGGTGCCCGGCGAGAGTGTCGTCGCGGGTTTCCTGCTTGATGCCGGCGAATTCGTCCTTGGCGGCGACTTCCGAGATGGGGATGATCTGCACGCCGTCCTTCTTGCCGCCCGGCGAGTGAAGGAACAGGTTGCGGAAGTTGCCGACGCCCTTCGATTCCTTGAGCGCGGCACGCATGGCGTCGATGTCTTCCTGGTTCTGCGCGGTGTCGCTGACGTACATCACGAAGCCGGCGTGGCTACCGTTCAGGTAGTACTTACGGCGGAACAGGGTGGCGTTTTCGTTGAGCAGGATCGACTGCAGCGCGCCGAGGTAGTCAGGCACGCCGTAGATCTCCTGGTTGATGTCAGGCTCCATCAGATGGATCACCGCATCGCGCTCGAACTCGCTGGCCACCTGCCAGGACGTCACCCACCAGAATTGCCCATCCTCAACGCCCCGGCGCACGTACTTTGCCTGCGCCGGGCGCAATGCCAGCAGCCGCCCCAGGCGCCCGTAGACGCGCTCGATGTAGGCGTTGCCGAACACCAGGTAATCGGTCACCAGGGCGCGGAACGCCTGCCGGCTCAGCAGGCGGTGCGGAATGAACGATCGCGACAGGATGTTGCGCTTCACCTGCAGGCTGGAGCCGTGATGCGCCGTCGAACGGTACATTTTGGCCAGCGCTGGCAGATCGACCGGCGGTTCGTACCAGCGCGATGTCATCATCCAGCACCCGGTGTAGAGGAAGTCGGCCAGATCCGTCACCGGGACCGGCTCGCCGAACGTGAACGCCTCGGCCCGCGCCGGGGCGGGTGCTGTCTCCCCCGCCGGCGCGGATTCGGATAGGGTCGCCGGCACGCGCATGCGCGGTTTGTCTGCCGTGGTCATTCGGACATCTCCATGATGGCGCCGCCGCGCTCGCCCTCGGCGAGCACGTCGATGGGTTCATTGTTGAGGGCGTGCATCGTCGCCCACGCGAGATCCGCGTGGCCGGTCTGGGCGTTGCGCCCGGCGGAATAGGTGAATTGCCGCCCGCTCGCGGTCAGCTCGCGGCGAATGGCGGTGAAGGACTGGGCGATGATCACGTCGCGGCTGTCGAATTCCAGCCGCCCGCGTTCGATGATGTGCTGGGCCTGGCGCACCAGCGCCGCCTTGCTGTCCGGCGTGTAGCGATAGCGCGTCACGCGCGGGAAGAACTTGGCGACCAGCTGCGCCACCGCCTCGCCCATGCCGTTGGTGTCGATCCCGATGAACTGGACGTTGTAGCGCCGCGTCACCTGCTCGATGAACGCGGCCTGTTCCTCGTAGTCCTGCCCCTTGATGCGGTGCTTCTCCAGGATGCGATGCCGATCGTTGCGGTTCTTGGCCGGGGCCAGCACGACCAGGCCTGCGCCGTCGCCATCCAGGTTGTCCCCCGCCGGGTCGTAGCCCAGCCATACCGGCTTGTCGCCGAAAGGCCGCGCGGCGAAGGGCTTCCAGTCGCGCCAAATGTCCCAGCTATCCACCAGGCAACGCTGCATGGTCATCATCGGGAACGCTGACTGCGAGTCGTCGACGAACTCGCACATCAAGAGGTTGGCGAATTCCTCGTCGCTGTATTCCAGCCGCAACTGGTCGAGATCGAACAGATCGCAGCCCCCGGCGATGGCGTCCTCGATGGTCACGATCTGGCGCCACTGGCCATCGGCACCACGCGCACCACCGGCAAGCGCCGCGTGGCTGACGTCGATCTCCACGCGCTCGTCTTTCTTGCGGCGCTTGTTGAAGCGCTCGCCCGTCCAGAACGGATAGGCCTCATGCGCCACCGATGACGGCGTGCTGAAGTAGGTCTGTTTCCACTTCTTGTGCATCGCCATCCCGGACGTGACTTTCCGGAACTGCTCGAAGCCGTTGATCCAGAAGTATTCGTCGAGATAGGTGTCGCCGTGGTAGCCCTGCGCGGTCTTGGCGTTCGTCCCCAGGAAGTGAAGCTCGGCACCGTTGGCCAGGACGATGGGGTCGCCCTTCAGCTCGACGCCGGTGGTTTCCTTCACGAACTGCACGATGTAGTGCTTGAAGATGTGCGCCTGGGCCTTCGAGGCGCTCATGAAGATCTTGTTCTTGCCGGTCTCCACGGCGTCGGCGATCGCCTCGCGCGCGAAGTACCAGGTCGCGCCAATCTGCCTCGACTTGAGCAGGTTGCGGATGCGCTCGTGCTGGCCGGCGCGGTACCAGGCGCGCTGGTAATCGAACAGCGAGGCCTCGAAGGCCTCGACGATCTGGATCACGCCCTCGTCGCCGACATCGTTGCGCGCGGGCTTGCGCTTTTCGCCGCTATTGCGCCGCTCGATGTTCGGGTTGAGATCGGCCTCGTTGCCGCTGCCCTCGTACTTGTGGACCCGGGCCAGGCGTTCGACCTGCCGGCCCAACAAGTCGATCTCCTTGAAGTCCTTGCCTTCCTTCGAATCCTTCCAGATCAGCTGAACCATGCGCGCCTCGAGCGCGCCCTCGATGCGCTGGCTGGGCGAGGCGTCGTCCCAGGCGTCGCGCTTCTTCCAGCTATCGATGGTCGCGCGCGGCAGGTCGAGAAACTCGGCGATGCGCGCGATGCGCCACCCGGTCCAGTAGAGATGGCGGGCGGAGAGGCGCGAAGCGTCCTGGGTATCCAGTTCGGGGGTCGGTGTCGTCATGGCGCCCAGCGTACCCGCGCGCGGGAGCCTGCCATTGCGGGCTCCGGTGTAGGCGGGGCGACTCACACCCGGCCCGCGTTGAGCCGGGCACCGAGTGCGCGGAACCTGACGCCCATACGCATCCCGCACCGCTCGAGGACACTTCATGAACTGGTTCCGCATCGCGACTGAAGGCGCGACGACCGACGGCCGCAACATCAGCGCCGCCTGGCTGCAACAGATGGCCGACAACTACGACCCCGACACCTACGGCTGCCGGATCAACCTGGAACACATTCGCGGCATGCTGCCGGACGGCCCGTTCAAGAGTTACGGCGACGTCACCGCGCTGAAGGCCCAGAAAGGCGACGACGGCAAGCTCCAGCTACTCGCAGCCATCGACCCCACCGACGAGCTGAAGGCACTCAACGACAAGCGCCAGAAGGTCTACACCTCAATGGAGGTCGACCCCAACTTCGCCGACTCCGGCGAGGCCTATCTCGTCGGCCTCGCCGTCACCGACTCCCCCGCCTCGCTGGGCACCCAGATGCTGCAGTTCGCCGCCGGTGCGGGTAGCGAGTCACCGCTGGCCGGGCGCAAGCAACGCCCCGACAACCTGTTTTCCGCCGCCGTCGAGACCGCCTTCGACTTCAACGCCGAGCCGCCGACCGACTCCGGCCCATCTCTCACCGAGCGCGTCAAGGCGCTGTTTCGCAAGCACGACGCCAAGACCACGCAAGGCTTCGCCGCGTTTCGTGACGAGCTCGAGCAAACCCTGGGGCTGTTCGTCGAGAAGCATCAGGCCCTGGCCGATGACCTGAAAGCGCGGCCCAGCGCCGAGTCATTCGGGGAACTCAAAACCGCACATGACGAGCTGAAAGCCCGCTTCGACGAGCTGTATACCCAGCTCGACAGCACGCCGCGCCACACCCCACGCCAGCGCGCCACCGGCGACGACGGCGCGATCGTCACCGACTGCTAAGGAACCCCAACGCTCATGCGTAACGATACCCGTATCCTCTTCAACCAGTTCGCCGACCAGGTGGCCAAGCTCAATGGTGTGCCCGACGCAACCCAGAAATTCGCCGTCGACCCCACCATTCAGCAGCGCCTCGAGAAGCGCATCCAGGAGTCCAGCGACTTCTTGAACCGCATCAACATGATCGGCGTCGACGAGCTGAAAGGCGAGAAGCTCGCCCTGGGCGTCTCCGGCCCCATCGCCGGGCGTACCAACGTCAGCAACCAGGACCGTCAGACCCGCGATCTCTCCACGCTCGACCCGCAGGGCTACGAGTGCCGCATGACCGAGTTCGACACCCATCTCGGTTACAACAAGATCGACGCCTGGGCCAAGTTCCCCAACTTCCAGGCGCTAATTCGTGATGCCGTTATTCGTCAGCAGGCGCTCGACCGCATGACCGTGGGTTTCAACGGCACCAGTGCCGCCGCGCAGACCGACCGCGCGGCAAACCCGATGCTCGAGGACCTGAACATCGGTTGGTTGCAGCAGTACCGCAACAACGCCCCGGCCCGCGTGATGACGGGCGGCGCCACCGCCGGCACCGTCCAGGTCGGCAAGGGCGGCGATTACGCCAATCTCGACGCCGCGGTCTACGACGCCGTGCATAGCCTGATCGAGCCCTGGTATCGCCGCGTGCCGGGTCTGGTCGTGCTGGTCGGTCGTAATCTCATGTCCGACAAATATTTTCCGCTGATCAACACTGACCAGCCGCCGACCGAGCAGATGGCCGCCGACGTGGTGATCAGCCAGAAGCGCATCGGCGGGCTACAGGGCATGGATGTCCCCTTCTTCCCCGACAACGCGCTGATGGTCACCACGCTGGATAACCTCTCGATCTACTGGCAGACCGGCGCGCGGCGCCGCTACGTCACCGAGAACCCCAAGCGCAACCGCATCGAGAACTACGAGAGCTCGAATGACGCCTATGTCATTGAGGACTTCGGTGCCGGCTGCTTGATCGAGAACATCGAGCTCGGCGACTTCACGGCCGCGTAAGGGGGAGTGATGACCAGCCCAGCCCGCCGACATTTTGAACGCGTCAGCGCCGCACAAGCGGCGCGTGACGCCGGTAATGAGCCCATGCACGGCGACGAATACCACTTCATGCTCGCCAAGCTGTTCGAGGACTACCGGCGCCTGAAAAGCGTCCAGTCCGTCGAGCGCAAAATCGCTATCAAGCGCGAGATCCTGCCCGACTACGCGGCCTATGTGGACGGCGTGCTCGAGGGTGGCCAGGGCGCACAGGACGAAATCGTCACCCGCGTCATGCTCTGGCGCATCGACATCGGCGATATCGACGGCGCGTTAAGCATCGGCCGTTACGCGCTGCGTCACGGCCTCGAGCCCGGCGACCAGTTCCAGCGCTCCACCGCCGCGATTCTCGTCGAGGAAGCCGCGGATCAAGCGCTCGCCCTGGGCGACGACGATCCCTCGCTGCTCGCCGCTCTCCAAGAGATCGAACGCCTCACCGAAGGCGCGGACATGCACGACCAGATCCGCGCGAAGCTCCACAAGGCGCTGGGCAACGCCCACCGCGCCGAGAGAGAACCGCAAGAAGCGCTGACGCATTTTCAGCGTGCCCTGGCGCTCAACGACCGCGTGGGCGTCAAGAAGGACATCGAAAAGCTCGAGCGCGAGCTCAAGCAACAGAACGCCGGTCAGGGCGACGACGCCCAGACCTGACACCGAGTCGCACGCCGACGTCAGGGGGCGCGATGGTAGAGGCACGCCCCAGGGCAACCGCCTCGATCCATCGCCCACCCCCTTCTTAACCAGCACCAGGAGCCACGATGAACAGCTTCGTTTCGACCGGCACCACAAGCGCCACCACCGCCGAGCCCGTCACGAATAACGGCTTCTGGCCGGATATCGAGCCCGGCGCGTTCCGCGACAACCATCGCCTGGGCGGCACCATCACCGCCGCGCGCATCGAAGGCGCCCTGCTCACCGCCATCGCCACGGTCAATCGCACCCTGCGCCACTGGCAGGCCAACCAGGTCGAGGCCGGCTATCTCACGGTAGACGCCGTGCCGGTGCCGATTTGGCAGGCGCCGGGGGTGTTCGAGGCGCTGTATCACCGCGCGGTGTATTCCACGGCGCACGCCAGCCTGATCGAACGCTACGCGGACTATGACGCCACCAACAGCGGCCGCGAGCGCAGCGAGAGCCTGGTCGAACCGGCGGAAAGCTACCGGCGTGATGCCGCCTGGGCGATCAGCGAGATCGAGGGGCGCCCGCACAGCACGGTGGAGCTGATATGAGCCGCACCGTGTACGCCCGGCAACGCGACACGCTCGACGCCATTTGCTACCGCGTTTACGGCCGCACCGCCGGCGTCACCGAACAAGCGTTGAAGGCGAACCCAGGGCTAGCCGAGCGTGGCCCGGTGCTGCCCCACGGCACGCCGGTGACGCTGCCCGAGATCACCCAACCGCCCAGCCGCGCACCGACCGTGCAGCTCTGGGACTGAATGTTCTACCGCGCTCTATACCGCGCGACCGCCGCCGAGGATGGCATGCCCGAGGATCAAAATGTGAAGCCCTCAATATTCGAACGTCACCTGCAGACCGGCATCCAGTTGATTCTGGTCGCCCTGCTCGGCTGGGCCGGTCTCAAGCTGGTCGCCCTGGGTGAAGGCAATGCAGCACTGCGTGAGCGGATCGCGTACCAGGGCGAGCAGATCGGCATGCTGCGTCGCGATCTGCGTGACTGGAGCAACCTGTATTACCGCAAAACGGACGCCAATCGCGAGATCGGCGCGTTGCAGAAGGACGTTCAAGCACTCAAGCAGCGCATTATCATCCTGGAGAAGCATCACCCATGACACACATCAGCCCCGATTTTCAACGCCACGAGTTCGCCTGCCGCTGTGGCTGCGGCTTCGATACCGTCGATGCACGAACACTCGAAATCGTCCAGGCGGTGAGGGACCATTTCGGCGTCCCCGTCACCATCAATAGCGGGTGCCGCTGCCCCGCACATAACCGAGAGATCGGAGGCGCTACCCACAGCCAACACTTGGTCGGGCGTGCCGCCGACATCGTCGTCGACGGCATCGCCCCCGACACCGTGCATGCCTGGATTGATGCCCATTTCCCGGAGGCCAGCCTCGGACGCTACGCCACCTTCACCCACGTCGACTCCCGCACGGACGGCCCCGCGAGGTGGAACGGATGAACCTCATCAGCAACATCCTCGGTACCGTCGCCGGCCCGGTGATGGACGTCATCGACCAGGCCGTGACCGACAAGGACCAGGCCAACAAACTCAAGGCCGAGCTGCGTAGCCGCCTGATCGACCAGCAGGACACGCGCCTCAATGCGCAGATGAAGGTGATTCTGGCCGAGGCCACCGGCGAGTCGTGGCTCCAGCGTAACTGGCGCCCGTTGCTGATGACCGTGATCGTGGCCATCATCGCCAACAACTACCTGCTCGCTCCGTACCTCGGTGCCATGTTCGGCGTCGGGCTCCAGCTGGAATTGCCCGAGCAGCTGTGGGACCTGATGACCATGGGCGTCGGCGGCTACATTGCCGGCCGCAGCGGCGAGAAGATCGTCGGCACGCTCAAGGGCAAGGGCAGCGGCTTCATGAGCCAGGTCGATAGCCGATGAAAAAGCTCCACCGGCTACGCACGCACCTGATTGATGCCGTGCCGGGGCTAGCGCGCGATCCCGACCGGCTGCTGACCTTCGTCGAGGACGGCAGCATCGCATTTCGTCGCGGTTCCAACCTGACGCATGAATACCAGTTCACCGCGCAGCTGGTGCTGACCGACTTCGGCGACGATCTCGACACCGTCATGGTGCCACTGCTGCAGTGGCTGGCCGAGTATCAACCCGATGCAGATCCCAACGAGGCGGTGAGCTTCGAGGCCGAGATCCTCAGCAACAAATCGGTGGACGTCGCCCTGCGCGTGCGGCTCACCGAGCGGGTGATCGCCAAGGTCGATTGCGACAACGGCCACATCCGCGTCGACCATGCCCTGCCGCGCTTCGAGCGAGACGGTTGCCCGATCCCGCATTGGCAGCTCTTGCTGCGTGACGCCGAGGCCGAGACTGACTACACCCTAGCCGCCGAATGGGGCGTGGGAGATACCGATGGCGGATGACCTGCAGGCGCTCGAAGACTGGGCCGCGCCGTTGCTCGCCAAGCTCGAGGCCAAGGAACGCCGCCGGCTGGCCCGTGCCATCGCCCGCGACCTGCGCCGCAGCCAACGCCGGCGCATCCGCACGCAGAC